CCGGTTGGTCGGGTCCAGTTCTTGATGCCATCGACGAAGGTATCCAGATATGTGGTGACCGCACTCAACCGGCTGCTTTTAGTTAGGAATTCAACTGCTATGAGGTTATTCTTATCATGCGCCTGACTGATTAACTCTGCCACTGTAGTTTTGTCAGTTTTAAAGCCATTGATCGATGAAGATGATGAGTTGCTGGGATTAAGCTTTAGCCCCGCTACTTGGCCTGTGCTTTCATACAAAGCCCCGGCTCCAATGCAGGAGGGACACTTTGTGCGGTTTTTAAAAGGATCACCGCCCTTCTTCATTCTTTGCACAGTTCCCATGCCCCGGCATTCCGGGCAGCATACAGCCATAGTCTTGTGGACAACCCGTGTTGTTTCACGAACGGTCTTAACAAACTGGGATCTATTCATTCGAGGTGGCATCATTGGTCGGCCATTCGGCTGCATGCCGATGTTCCAAGCCAATTTATGCTTGTCCCGGTCAATCACCATACGACTATAAATAACCTTCGTGAGATCCGCACCGCTGTTGAGGTTGATTGGAGTATCGCCCATGACTTGCTCAACGATCTCATTTAGCCGTTTGAACAGGACAGCTTTCTCTGCGCTGAATTCGTCTGCAACCTGGTTCAGAACATCTTGATCTACTTGTACGCCGTTGCTTTCTATATCGACCAAAAAAAACAGCATCTCATTCATCATATCTATGACAGGAACGAGGCTTGCATGGGAAGGTTTGGAAAAGTCATCTTGCTGCGATAAATAAACCTCGGCAGTGGATCTTACATCTGCTTCAGCATATTCCAGCATGATTTCCAAAGGCATACGCTCAAAGCCGACACCAGATTGGAACATCTCATCAACAAGGTCACTCTTCTTGCGGGTAACATCCCGCCGCTCCGCTATTACTTTTAATGATAACGGTCTGCGCTGGCCTTTGGACAACACATATTCCGCAATCATCGTATCATATACTTTTCGAGGAAGCGTGAAGCCCATAGCTTTGAGCCAATTGAAATCAAACTTAGCGTTCTGGAGGATTGCTAGGTCGCATTCTTTCAAGGCATCCTCTAGCGACTTATGGTCATCAGGGTGAGGATAATCATCGTGATAAAAAACAAGGTTAGTAACATCTTCTACACTATCCCAGCCTAGCCAGCCGAAGTGTGCTGACACGCATTTATTTTGAGGGTTGAAGGGGGAATTGTCAGTCTTTCCTGCTATCTTTTGCACGGTGGTTTCCAGGTCTAGCACAAGGATTTTCATTACAGTCTCCCGTAAAATCGGGCAGGATTGTGACGAGGCTTGTCGAATAAATACCAACAGGCATTGTCTTTGCCGGTAGTTTTATCGAACCATTTCACTCTGCCGATGCTGACGATCTTGCGTAGTCGTGGCAGGTACTGAGTTGATTGACGTGTGTGCATCCAATCAGCATCAAACAGCAGCCATGTGGGTCTGAGGTCAGATAACTGAGCGATAAGCGGATGTAATATCGCTCGGTCCCAAGGCGGGTTTGTTATGATTAAGTCAGCATTGTTCAAATGATGCTCATCAAGAAGCAGGGCATCATGGATATCAATCCCAGCACCATTCGGTTCGATGTCATAAGCACTGACGCATTGCAGCCCGATGGCAGAGACAGAGCGGATGAGCGCCCCATCACCAGCGCATGGTTCACAGAAGGTCTGAACATCTTGGATGTAAGGAATAAGCGGAGCCACGGCTTCAACCGGCGTTCGATAAAAGTCCCGTGGCTTGCGCTCGAAGTTAGAGCGTTTGCCCATTAAACGGAGTACCTCGAAATTAGTGGCTCAATCGTGCAGTTGATCATGCCGTGAAATGGTGAAAGTTTGTTTTTAGACAGATTTAAAAACCTCCTATTGTCAGGGCTATCGCCTGTAGATGCAGCCATGCCGATGCCGATGATCAGATCTAACTCAGCTTGTTTTGAGGTTTTGCTGTCGGCCATCATTGAGGCTTCAATGCGAGTGCGCCCATCAGCTTCTATGCTGGCCTGAGTAACGCTAAGGATTGCACACTCATGCCGCTTGGCTAGCTCTCGGACAGATTGGTATAAAGCGCCCAGCTTGCGATGCAGACCATCGTAAGTTCCTGAGATTTCCAGCTTATCTATTTGATCCAATACGACTACATCCGCAGGGTTCTTGGTCAGGAATGCATCAAGCTTATCGACATCCCAACCATTGATTGTCCTGAAGCGTAGATTGGAATCAATATCTAGGAACTTCGTGTAAGCTTCTTTAGCGCCCAAGATACAATCTTCAGCAGTTGCACCGGACCAAGCTTGGACCGCTCTTAGCTTAGTGATTTTAACGTCTTCTTCGTTGCAAAGATAAAAGACCTTCGCTCCCTGATCCGCAAAGCCGCCGGGGGCTGCACAGATTGAAATAGAGAAGCATGTCTTACCGGCTTCAGTCCGGGCGAATATCGCACCAAAGTTGCCCGGACCAACGCCATACAATTCTCGCTGCAACGTGGGGATGTTAAACTTCCACTTGTTTTCATTCGAACTGAAATCCATCAATTCATCCATGTCAGCAATGCAGTCTTCCCCGAAATCATCAGGGAGATAGCTGTCAGCTACAGTCTCCAACAACCGCTTTAGCTTGGTCATAGCTGCGCTATCACCTTCAGCCATGTTTATTCCTAATGCTGCAACGTCCCGGCCAACTTCTTGCTGCCAAAGATTTTGGATGATGTCAGCCGCAACGACTTCACTGATAGCAGGAGCCGTCTTTAGATTGTCTAACAAATCCCTAAAGTCATGCACCAAAGCTGTTGTCGCAACTGGATTTTGAACCAGCCACATAGCGTAAAGATCTTCTGGATGTAGATCGGTTTCGTATTTCTTGTGACCTTCAACGATGAGATCTAATAACTGTAAATGCTCATCAGAAAAGATTGACCTTCTTATTCTCTGTTGGTGTACCTGGTATGTTTCACTGCTCAGTAGCGTTGCTAGTAGATTTATTTCCACTTTATTATGCCCCTTGTTAATGATTTAGCAACGCCACCACTAACATGTCATGAGACATAAAAAAAGCCCCAGAAAAAATCTGAGGCAATTTTTATTTAAAGAGGTTCAGTTCTAACTATTGCGGAATTTCATCTGCGTGATGTCAACCTTCTTATCGCCTCTACGTTCTTTCATATCGACCTGATGATAGATCACGTTGGGATTATCTTTGACAATCGCTGCAACAGCTTGTTCTATTTTTTCCTGCTCAAGTGCGGCTTCTTTAAAGCCCCCCTGAATGGACAAGTCAATTATGATTACGGCTCTAGCTTTCATTTAAGTATATCCTACCTTTTTATACAGACCTATCGTCCTGTATGTTCGATGCAACTATAACAAGTTGCTCTAAGATGAAACTGTCTCTTTAAATTTGTGGGGTGGGGCCAGTTGGCGGGTCTTGCCATGAGCTTGCGCTCACATAAATCCCTCCCGCTGTACAGAAGTCGGAAATGGTGAACGGCATGCTTATTCTGCAAAGTGTCCAAGAGAAGTTATCTCCATAGCCTTGCCGTTTCTGCTCACCAACTTCTTCTTGATAGTCCAGTAATACTGGCGGAATCATTCCCTTTTGTGAATTTAGATCAGTCCACATTTAGAATCCTCCCTATTTGTGTCTCAGTCAGTTCTTTAAGATCTGCCCTAGTTAAGCGCAACTTACACTCGGCTAGGCTAGACACAACTACTATAGCCTTTTTACTAGCATCATTGTCAAGAACTAATGTAACAGCCGCATAATTTGTAAGAGTGTTTTTTATGCCCTTTGTTAAATTCGTGCCTAGCAAAGCTACCCCAACGTAATCTTTAAGACGGGAAACAGCACAGGCTGATGGAACATCCTCAACCAGTACAGCATGATTCCCGTGCCCGACATGTATACCGCCACTTAGCTGGCCGTAGTTCCACCACTTGTATTTGCTGTTGCACAGAGACCGTCCAACGGCACCTGTATGATCTTGATTGTAGAATAACACCCGCTTATCAGCAGGAGCATATCTTACCTTTATCCAGCCAGCTTCATAAGCTTCCAAAGAGTTCACTGATTTCAAATATTCAATGGCTGGAGGATAGTTTCCTGGGGAGGTAACTATAGCAGGGATATCAAACACTCGTTTAGCGGCCATCTGAGGCTTGTTGCTGGCTAAGAAGTCCTTGACTGCCGTGAGTGATCTTCTGCCCTTGTAGCTACCCTTAGCTGGGCAGGAAGCACGGTAACAATTCCAAACTAATCGCCCGTCAATCTTATCTACTGTGAACTTGTTTGGACCCCCGCAAAAGGGGCAGTTGATTGTCTTCCGCTCACCATCTTTGAGATGGATTGCTTTGACGATCTCTAATTGATCTCCCCAGGAATAGTTCATTTATCCCCGCACGGTATGCAGAGCTTTTCAAACAGTAGGCTTGGATAAACTATGTTGCTCCATTCCTCTTCATCTTCACACCACCAATCATTCTCAGATGCTTGTCGAATGGATGAGATTATATCATAAACATATTCTTGCTTTAAGATGAGCTTATTGCAGCAGTCGCAACAGAACGGCTCTTTGGCAGTTTGCTTATCTTGTTTGCTTGGTTTATTTATGCGGCTTAGAAGCTTTGCTTTAATCTTCATCAGTTCCCCCTCTTACACTAGTAGCGGTAGTAAGCCCTTACCAGCCCCCCACGGGCCTGGCGTAAGCCTACATATGATTCGAACATCTGTCAACTAAATAACAACGCCACTTAGTTGGTAGCGCAGTGATAATTGACTGTTCTAACCTACTGATAATAAACGTACAATACTCACCAATCCTGTGGGCAGTGTCTGATCTTTTTTGAGCAAAAGACGCCTATACTAAGTTATTATACGCATTTATTATCAGGAAGTTGATTTCACTTTATATTATTTAACAATTTGAGGCAATTTGGAATTAATTTGGGTTTAATTAAATGTAGAAATGGCCGGGACTTTGCCCGACCACTGATTCTTATGCATGTCTCATGCTCACGAAGTTCTTTTCTAGCACTTCAATTGTGCGGTAACTTTTATGGCATACCAGACAACTTCTCTTGCGGCGAGTGTAGTGAATTCCGTCTCTCAGAGCGGTACATGTTTTG